CGCGGCAGCTTTTGATAGGCCGCGTGATGAGGCAGGGCGGTTTGCGTCCACCTCGCAGGAGGTCACCGAAGAAACCCCGGTAGTTGAGGTCGAAGAACCGCCAACAATCACCGATGAGGACTTGCAGAAGCTCGGGTTGAAGAAGGAAGAATTCGATCACTTCCGCAGTCCTCAGGCGGTGGACGCGTTTAAGCGCCGACTAGAAGAAACCACAGCAGGCTACGAGAAGCTGCAAACCAATGCAGATTTCGGCGGCAAAATGCGTGAGGTATTGCAGCCGTATGAAGCCACCATTCAATCAATGGGGGTTGAGCCGACCACGGCAGTGCAAACTCTATTGGCTGCCGATCATGCGCTGAGATACGGACCAGAAGCACAGAAAGTGCAAATGTTCCAACGACTCGCGCAGTCGTATGGGGTGTCGCTTGAAGGATTGACGCAGGAACAGCCTGAAGTCGATCCACAGTACAGCGCACTGCAAAGCGAAATTGAACGATTACGTGCCGAGCAAAACCAATTTGTAACCGGCATGCAACAACAAACGCAGCAACAGCTTAACGGCGAGATTGAAGCGTTTGCGAAAGACCACGAACACTTCGAAGCCGTTCGTGAAGACATGGCGATGCTGATGGAAGTCGGCAAAGCCCAAGACTTGGAGGATGCCTATAACAAGGCGTTACGCCTCAACGACGAATTAGCCGCACAAATCAACGCCCAACAGCATGAGGAAGCGGAAAAAGCACGACGAGAGAAGGCCGCTCAGGCCGCTCAAGCAGCCAAACAAGCTGCGGTGAGTGTCACTGGTGCGCCTGTAGCGGGTAACGCTGCTCCGTCGCCTCATGACAGACGCGCAGTCCTCGCAGCAGCGATGGACGCCCGTTAATTATTGGAGGGCTAGATTATGGCTTTTCCTGGATCTCTTTCTTCGACGGAAATCACCGATATCGTCGCAACCACGATTGAAAATCGTAGCGGCGTGATGGCGGATAACGTCACTGACAATAACGCTTTGCTCCAACGACTCAAATCGAAAGGCAAAGTAAAACCCTTTAGTGGTGGCGATGTCATCTTGCAGGAACTTTCCTACGAGGACGCCAACACTAACAACGCGAACTCATATTCCGGCTATGAAACGCTGGATGTTACGCCTAACAGCCCGATCACTGCTTCCCGATGGGACATCAAGCAGTATGCGTCGGCTGTCTCAATGTCTGGTCTGGAAATGCTCCAGAACGCAGGCAAAGAGCAGATCATCGACTTGCTTGATGGGCGCATGGAAATTGCTGAATCGCAATTGACTAACCTGATCAGCACTGATGTGTACGGTGACGGTACAACCAACAGCGGCAAAGCATTAACCGGCTTGCAGGCCATCATCGCCGACACACCTACTTCTGGCACGGTTGGTGGTATTGACCGCGCTACGTGGTCTTTCTGGCAGAACGTCAGCTATGACGCCAGCTCAGATGGCGGTGGCGCAGCAACGTCCGCGAACATTCAGAGCTACATGAACGCAACCGCGTTGCAGCTTGTTCGTGGCACAGATTCCTGCGATTTAATCGTCGCGGATAACAACTACTACAAGTTGTATCTGGAATCGCTGCAAACTATCCAGCGCATTACCTCGGAAGAAATGGGCGCGGCTGGCTTCTCCAGCATTAAGTATTACGGAACGGGTAAAGCCGTTGATGTGGTGCTTGATGGCGGTGTTGGCGGAAACTGTCCGACTGACCACATGTATTTTTGTAACAGCAAGTACATGTGCTTCCGTCCGCACTCTGCGCGCAACTTCGTGCCGATTGGTGGCGACCGTATGTCGGTCAACCAAGACGCGATTGTCAAACTGATCGGCTGGGCCGGGAACATGACCGCAAGCGGTTGTAAGTTCCTTGGTGTGCTGAAAGCTTAAGGAGGCTGATTAATGTATATCTTAGGCATTGACCCTGATCGGGTTACCGCGACTTCGGAACACAACGTCGGCTCTTTGGGCGCTGATTCAGATGGCAACATCTGGCAGTATGTTCAGGCTGACGGAACCGGCTGCTCGGCTGGTGATGTTGTTCAGATCAACGAAAGCAACGTAATTGACCAAGCAACCACCACTACATCCGCACCGGGAACGGGCGCAGGTCAACCGGTGGGCGTTGCTAAGGTTGCCTTCACCGCGTCTTATTACGGATGGGTGCAGCGCAACGGCATTGTTGCCGCGATTAACGTCGCGTCATCTTGCGCGGTTCATACCCGCGTGAACACGACTGGCACCGCTGGCCGTGTGGATGACGATGCAACTAGCGGCGCTGAGCTGGTAGAAGGCTTGACCACCACAGCAGCAGAGGCAAGTAATGCCGCTGCTGGCGTGGCGAACTGGCCTTATATCGGCGCAACGCTGTAATCAGGCGGGGCGGCCTCGGTCGCCCCTTTTTTATGTTTCAGTTTAGATGGCGGTACGTCAATGACGACACTGACGCTATACCCATTTATCGAAACCTTTTAGTCCTGCCTACTATCAACGGCTATGCCGTGCTCGAATATCGTTATCAGGTATTAGGTCGCACGCGAAGCTGGAGTGAGTGGCAATCAGTTGAAATGGTGAGCGAATGAATCCAGCCGACGCAAATTTATTGGTCAAGTTCTACAAAGAAGCGGTGCATATGAAGCACGCATCCGAAAAGGCCGGGCATCCGGTTTACGAAGATCGTGACTTTATATCCATCATCATCCCCGGCGACACCACGACCAAAATTGAACGCGAAGCCAGCGATCAAGACAAGGAGCGATGGTTTCCTATTTGGGAAAAGTACCAGCGCAACGAATCACAAGAAATTGACGGCTGGCCTATCGAATCCTGGGTATTAAGCCCGGCGCGCGTGAATGAGTTGAAGCACTTCGGTTTTTACACGGTTGAGCAATTGGCAAATGCCTCTGATGCTCAGATCAACAAAGTCATGGAAGGCATGGGTATGCGCGAGAAAGCACGCGCTGCTATCGAGGTATCGAAGGACTCTGGCGCGATTGCCAAGTACGTCGAAGAAAACAAACGCCTCAAGGCAGACATCGAAGATCTAAAAGCCCAATTCGCTGAAATGAAGAGCAAGGGCCGTAAAGCAGCATGACATTACTCACCATCATCACGGACGCTGCGCGCGAATTGGCGCTGACGCAGCCCAACACGGTCGCCTCGTCCACTGATGTTGGTGTTCAGCAGCTACACGCATTTGCGGACGCCTTGGGGCAAGAATTAATCACCAACTATAACCACGATTGGCAAGAGTTGACGAAGGAAGCGACTATCACGACAGTCGCTAGCCAATCGGCTTATGACCTGCCGTCGGATTACAGCCACCAATTAGCCCGCACGCATTGGGATGAAACGAACAAATGGCGCTTACAAGGCCCAATCTCTCCGCAGGGTTGGCAGTGGCTGCAATCGTCTAGCCTTGCGTCTACCGGCCCCCGGTATCGATTCAGGGTGCAGGACAACAAAATCAACATTCACCCCACGCCGGGCGGTGTTTTGACGTTCAAGTACCAATATTCAAGTAACGCGTGGATAACAGACCCCGATGACGCCACGGTTAAATCATCCTTCACTAAAGACGGCGACACGCCGATATTCCGGCACCGTTTAATGGTGGCCGGAGTAAAGCTCAAGTATTACGAGCAAAAAGGGTTTGATACCACGATATTTGCTCGCGACTTCTTGAGCAACTTGGAATCGGCTCTCGCTCAAGACGAGGGTGCGCCGACACTCAATTTGTCTGGCGGGCAGCCTAACGGCGTGCTGTTGGATTATTGGAATATCCCCGACGGAGGGTTTGGCTAGTGGCGACGATGGCTCAAGCGCTGGCAGGCTGGAAAGCTAATCCTAACTCAGCACCACAAGCGATCCGCGAACGCGCCAACCCATCAGGGCCGGGATTGCGGCCAACACCCCAAGGCGCACAAGAATTCCAGCGTTACGCGGCAGGGCGCAATTCCCCAATGCTGACTAATGCAAGTCAGGCCGCTCAAGCAGGCCAAGGTATGACCGACGCGGGGTTAGCGCATGCCATTAGCCGGGATATGAACGCCCAGCACAAACAAGTTGCCAAGGCTGAGCGCGGAATGATGGGACAGGCTAATCCAAACTACCGACGCCCCAATGCTTTAGGTCAGGTATCGCCCTACGCCTCTGCGGATATTAATCCAACTAACTACCGAGCTAGCGACAAGATACAGGTTGCAAACGTATTGAGAGGCATGCCGAAAGGGTTGGCCCGCGCAAGCATCCAACCGCATGCCGAAGATCAACAGAGACACTTTGAAAGCCTTAAAGGTAGCCCGTGGCTTAATGGCTTAATCGGGTTAGGTGCAGGCTTGATTGGCGGGCCTGTTGCCGGTGGTTTATACAGCACCTTCTCCGGTGGTGGCCCGAAAGGCATGGCGCGTGGCGCAATAGGTGCGGCGGGTTCAACTGCGGTACGTGGTGGCTACAGTGTTGGCTAGGAAAAACGTCGCCCGAGAACATACGTTAGGCGCGCCTGTTGGGGGCTGGAACGCACGCGATCCATTAGCGAACATGGATGAAACGGACGCGGTGATGTTGGATAACTTCTTCCCAACGACTGGCGATGTCGTCCAGCGGTTAGGGCAAGTTGACCATGTAACGTCAATCGGCGACCCCGTCGAATCATTAATGGTGTATGACTCAGCCACCACAACTAAGTTATTTGCTGCGGCTGGGACAGATTTTTACGACGTAACGAGCGCGGGTAGTTCGCCGTCTTCTGCGGTCGGGAGTCTCACTAACGCCCGTTGGCAGGATGTGAACTTCAAAACCTCAGCCGGGCAGTACCTGTACGCCGTCAACGGCGCAGATTCACCCAGGCTTTACGATGGGTCGTCATGGACCGCAATAACAGGCGCATCAAGCCCTGCGATAACGGGAGTTACGACGACAAGCCTAGTCTATGTTGCGGAGCACGTTAAGCGGCTTTGGTTCGTTGAAAAAGATTCGCTGTCGGTTTGGTATTTGGGCGCGTCGGCGATTGGTGGTGCGGCGACCGAATTCGATCTAGGTGATGTGTTTTCAGAAGGCGGTTATCTGGTTGCTATGGGTAGCTGGACAATCGATGCCGGAGAGGGAATGGACGACCATGCCGTCTTTATCACATCGAAAGGCGAAGTAGCCGTTTATAAAGGCATTGACCCGTCGAGTGCGTCAACTTGGGTCAAAGTCGGCACATTCAAGATCGCCCCGCCGATAGGTCGGAAATGTTTGTTTGCGTATAAGGGTGACCTAATTGTCATCACGCGCGATGGCTTCTTCCCGATGTCTAAAGCACTTATCACCGACCGAGAACAATCAGCCGCTTTGAGTTTCAAGATACGCGGGGCGGTTCAGGATGCTGTTGCGGCTTACTCGGCCAATTACGGATGGGAAGGGCTTTATTATTCTGATGCCCCGTTTCTCCTGTTCAATATTCCTATAGGGACTACAGGTCAGCATCAGTACGTTATGAACACCACAACGGGTGCATGGTGCCGGTTCAAGGACTGGGATGCGCACTGCTTCGCGGTGGCAGGCGATGTTCTTTACTACGGCAGCACGGACTCTGTGCAAAAAGCGTGGTTCGGTCATGCAGACGGTGAGAATAACATTAATTCAGATGCACAGCAGGCGTTTAGTTATTTTAAGGCCAGGGCGAAAGTTAAGCGCTTCATGTTGGGGCGTCCTTTGCTTAAGTCGTCCGGCTCTCCTGCTGTCAGCCTAAGCATGAATCTTGATTACGACGAAACCGGCCCGGCTTCTTTGCTGTCGTTTTCTGGCAGCACGGCTGGCGTATGGGACACCGCAGAATGGGACGCTGATGTGTGGGGCGGAGATCCAACGTTAATCAAAAGCTGGCACACATTAGGCGGCGTCGGCACCGCTGCGGCTGTTCGATTGCAGATTGCCTCTAAAGGCATCGAAACGCGATGGACGGCGACTGACATCACTTACGAAGTCGGCGGCGTGCTTTGAGTTATTTAGCACAAGCTGAATTGCTTGCAGACATTATCGACGAAATACGCCCTATCCATCACGCGCATTGGATGGAGACTGAGGGTTATCGCCACGGGCTGGAATTCAATCCCGACTACGCCCGTATTTGTGGGTATGAGCAGATCGGGCAATACGTCTTATTTACCCTTCGCCATGACGGCGAGTTAGTCGGGAATTGCGGGATCTACCTCAACCAATCCACGCACACCGGCAAACGCATCGCGACCGAGGACACGATATTTATCCTGCCAGAGCACCGCAAAGGCGGTACGTCGCGCTGGTTCCACGATGAAGTAGAGAAAGCATTAATCAGTCTTGGTGTCAGCGAAACACGCATTAGCGTGAAGATGGCCAACAGAGCACAAAAATTGTTTGAGCGGTGGGGCTATGAGCCTGTCGCCGTCGAGTTAGTAAAGGTATATCCCAATGTGTAGTGATGCCCCAGCACCGCCCGATTACGCCGCAGCCGCAACTCAGCAAGGCGTTGCGAATGTCGCAGCCGCCAGAGCTGGCGCGACACTGAACCGGCCCAATGAGTACACGCCGCTAGGTTCGCGGACGTGGACAAACAGCGGCGATAAATACACATCGCGCATCAACCTGTCGCCCGTGATGAAGGGTTTATTCGATCAGCAAAACCGCATCAGCCAAAAACAAGGCAACGTTGCTGAGGGTTCTTTTGATCGTGTAGGCCAAGCTTTTGCTAATGGCTTCCCGGTGGACGACCTACCAGACGTTACCGCGCCCAGCATGGAGAGTCGTCAACAATATGCTGATGCGTTGTTAGGTCGAACAGAGGAACGCTTTGAACGTGATGAGGATGCGTTGCGCGCACGACTGGCTAATCAGGGGATCACACTAGGTAGTGAAGCTTGGGGCCGTGAATTCGAGAACTTAAACGACGCACGAACCGACGCACGAATTCAGGCTGATTTGGCCGCAGGTGACGAAATGTCCCGACAGTACGGCATGGAAGCAGCCGAACGGGGCAGGGCAACTCAAGAAGCTTCCTTTTTACGCAATCTGCCTTTGAGTGAATTGAACGCACTGCGAACTGGCGCACAGCCCAACATGCCGCAGTTTCAAGCTTACAGCCCAACGGCTGGACCTCAGGCCACGCCGATACTGCAAGGCACTAACGCTGGCTATCAAGCGCAGCTGGGGCAGCACAATGCAGATCAAGCATTCTGGAATAACACAATGGGCGGATTATTTGATATCGGCGCAGCATTTGCGGGGCGTGGTTAATGGCTGAATCCTTTACTTACACGAATCCTTACAGCCAGGCTTTATTGCAGGCCGAAGCGCAGAAACGTCAAGGCGAGCAATTGCGGTCAAGCGCATTAGACCCAATGCAAGGCCAGATGGTCGGCCAGCATTACGTAATGAATTCCCCGACTCAAGGATTCGCGAAGATCCTGCGGGCTAAGTGGGGCGCTGATGATATCCGCGAGGCTGACAAAAAAAGCACGCAGGTTGCCACAGACAGGAATAAGGCGTTAATCGGCGCGCTTAAGGGGCCAGATCCGCTGCCGGTGGGCGTCGCAAGTCCGGAGGCGCTTGCAGCTCAGGAAAGTTCCACGATGTCGAGCAGATTGGCTGCGGGCGGATTCCCCGAAATGGCCGCGCAAGCCATGATGCAAGAACAGCAGCAAGCTTCGGCACTAGAACAGCGGCGCGCATTATTAGGGGATAAGCTTGATCACGATAAAGAACTTGCTTTATTCAAGGCAAAAAACCCTGCTGCAGCAACAACGCCGTCTAATATTGCAGAGTGGCGGGAATTCCAAGCTATGTCACCGGGCGAGCAAACGCAGTATTTAACCATGAAGCGAGCTAACACGCCCGTTAACTTGGGAAATCAGTATGCTTGGATGGACCCGACAAACCCAGCAGCGCCGCCTTTAGCGGCCGCACCTATTAGTATTAAGCCGGGCGAAGATCCGGAGATCAAGGGGGCGCAAGCGGCGGCTGTGGAAACGGCCAGATCTGCTGCAGAGAGATCAGCAGAGGCCGCAGCCACAGCGCCGAAGCGCGCGCTGTCTCAGCAAATGACGGAACAGAAAAACGCGGAGCTGTTTGGTGAGATAGATAAAGCGATTGAATTAGCTGATCAACGTTTTACCACTGGAATGGCTAGTGGCGTCACAACAAAAATACGCGGTAGCGGCGGTTATTCGCTGCAAGAAAAACTAAAAACCATCAAAGCTAATCTAGGCTTTGACAGACTCCAAGCCATGCGCGAGGCGTCGCCTACTGGCGGCGCATTGGGACAAGTTGCGGTTCAGGAATTGGAAGGCTTGCAGGCTTCATTGACATCGCTAGATCAGGGGCTTGAGGGTGCTGAATTGATTGAGGCGCTAAACAAAGTCAAGCGCCATTACGAAAGCTGGCAGCAAATCATGGCCGAGCATAACGCCCGATTAGATTCTCAGGCTGTCGGCGGGGCAAACCCTGTTACCCAAGGATCTGCGATGGAGATAAGCCGCGACCAGTCGCCGCGCGAGTCAACGCGGGTAAATTGGAGTGATCTATAAAATGGAAGGCACGCACACTATTGTGTTGCCGAATGGCCGTGAAATCGACAACGTCCCGCTCGGTACCAGCAAAACCGAGATCATGCGCAAAGCAGTAGAATCCGGACTGGCGACTTATCAAGACTTCGGAGAAAAAATCGACCCGACAGAGGGCGAAGGGTTTGGCCGCTTGGCGCTGGAGGGTGCGGGGAAGGCGTTCGTTGATTTGAGCCGAGGACTTAAACAGGCTTTAAACATTGGTGATCAAGACAAATTAGAAAACGAAATAACAGAATCAAGAAGGCTAGATGCGCCCCTAATGGACACAGCAGGAGGGCTGACAGGCAATATCGGCGGCAATGTTGCTGCTGGCGTTCCGGCTTTTGCGATCCCCGGCGTAAATACGGTTGCGGGTTCGGCTTTAGTCGGCGGGGCTTATGGGGGCGCGTTAACGCCCACCACAGAGGATGAGAGCGCGCTAAATAACGCTATAGGCGGCGCAACGTTTGGCGCAGCGGGGCAGCTTGCAGCGCGCGGTGTTCCCGCTATTTATAACGCCATCACGCGGCCTTTCCATAAGGGTGGTCGCGAAAAAATCGCGGCGGAAACTATCGAGCGATTTGCAACAAACAAAGAGGCTATCTCGAATCCAGCTAAATCGCAGGTTCCGGGCATCAAATACTCGCTAGCAGAAGCTACACAAGATCCTGGAATAGCGATTTTAGAACGCGGTGCGCGGAATGCAGATCCTGTTATGGGCGGCACGATTGGCGCGCAAGAACAGGCCACAATCGGCGCAGTTCGCGACGCTATTGGCGGGATAGCTGGGGATGATGCGGCAATGGCCGCCGCCAAGGCTGCCCGCAAGGCTGAAAACGTTTATGACGATGTGCTTAACGCTGCTGTGCTTGATCCAGACGACGCACTAAAAGAGTTGCTGCAGCGCCCGGCAGCTCAAGAGGCGATGGAAGGCGCAGAAAAACTAGCGCTTGAGGCAGGAGAAGAAGCGCCAAGCGCTGCACGGTGGCTGCATTACGTGAAAATGGCGATGGATGACATGCTAGATCCATCAGCACAAAGCGGGGCCAAAGGTAATGCCGCGCGTGCGATCAAAGACACTCGAAAGTCAATAGTTAACTGGATGGATGACAATATCGACGGTTATTCATCTGTTCGCGCGGCGTACGAGAAGAACAGTAAGCCCATCAATCAAATGCAGGTCGGGCGGTATGTCCGCGATAAATTAAACCCCGCTCTAAACGATTTTGGCGTTGATATTCCAAATACTCGCCCGGCAATGTACGCGCAAGCGCTACGTGACGCGGAAAGCACAGTAAAGCGTGCAACAGATTTCGGTGGCGCTACGCTCGAAAACACGATGACGCCAGAGCAGCTACAAACGCTAAGCGGTGTAGGGGAATATTTCGCACGGCGCGAGGGCGCCAGAAATTTAGGCCGCGCTGCGGGAACAAACACCGCGCAAAATTTATCAACCAATAATTTGCTGAGGCAGGTCGCTGGACCTTTGGGTGTGCCGGAATCATGGGCGGAATCAGCATTAGCGCAAAGCATTATGCGGCCTGTTTCGTTCATGCTGCAGCCAGCAGAAAACGCGACTCAACAGGTTTTAGCGCGCGCCTTGTCAGATCCGGCATACGCACAGCAAGTAATGAGAAACGCCGCGCCATCCCAGCGCAAACAACTGATTCAGGCGTTATTGAATAAAACGCTTCCCGGTGTCGCTGCTGGCGGCGCCGTTAGTGCGGTAGGACAGTAACCGCTTAAGTTTACCGTCTGGGATCTTTTTCAAGATCGCCAGCGCAACAAATCGCACCGCCAGCAAAATAGCAATAGCTGCAATCGGCTTGATTGCTATGGCGATCATCATGCTTTCAGTAGAGGTCATATAAATGGCACGTAACGGTTCAGGCACATACAATCTGCCCGCAGGCAACCCTGTCGTAACAGGCACTACGGTTAGCAGCAGCACGCACAACACGACAATGTCAGACATTGCTACTGCTTTAACCGGCAGTATCGCGAAGGACGGACAAACAGCCGCAACCGCAGATCTGCCAATGGGCGGCAATAAGCATACAGGCGTCGGAGACACAACGGCAAGAACGGATTACGCCAAAGCCAGCCAGGTCCAGGACGGAACCTTCACGTTCCTAACTTCCCCATCCGGCGCTGATGACGTAACAGCCACAGGGCCATTATCCCTTGCCGCCTATGCTGCCGGGCAGGAATTCCGCTTCATCGCCGCAGGGGCCAATACGGGCGCGATGACGCTGAATATCAACAGCATTGGCGCTAAAAGCATCACCAAGCACGGCACGGAAGCGATGGAAGCCGATGAGGTAGCTTCTGGCGCTGTGGTTGTGGTGGTGTATGACGGGACTCAATTCCAGTGGGTTGGCGACCGCGCCGAACAATTTAATTTCCCGGTGGAAATGACGCCAGTAACCGCTAGCGGTGCCACTGAGGATTTCACCGGAATCCCGTCATGGGCGTCTAGGATTGACATCACTTTGAGTGGCCTGTCGTCTGACAGCACCGATGTTATCGGGCTACAGCTAGGTGACGCCGGAGGCTTTGAAACTTCTGGCTATTCAGGTGGCGGCACTGGCTTGGGCACTGGCGTTACTAGTTACAATTTCAGCAGTAGCTTTTTATTCACTAATGTCCCGGCGACTGCGGGAGATTCGTTGCACGGGGTTATTACGCTCGTTCGGCTGAGTAATTCTTCGCACACTTGGGCGGCTAGTCTAAACATCGGCGAAAGTTCATTGGCAAACATGAATGTAGGCGCTGGATCGAAATCACTAACAGCGGCCCTTACGCAGTTTCGAATTACGGCCAACGGGGGTAATCTTGATGCAGGCGTAATTGGCGCGCGTTATTCATAATGTACCAATTCACCTACAAGCACGACGCCAACGGCAACCGCCTCGACGGCAATAAAACCGTTTTAATCGACGCCGTCCTGTCAGGCCAGAATATTAAGGTGTCGTTCGACTACGGGGACTGGGTGAAGTTTTACGCGCCTGTCGGGGTGCATTACAACAGCGAAACAGATCATGTTTACGCCGAAGTGCACACCGATTCAGCTAACTTGCAGGCAGGCTCACAGGGCGTGACGTTCTACACATGGGCGGGTAATGCTGTGTTCTCGACCAGTGGCCAGGAATACTTCCAGCTCTGGAACGGCAGCGCCTGGAAATCAGCGCGGCCGCACTTCCCTATGAGTTGGTTTGTTGAGGAGTAGGCTGGGACTCATTTGGGACGCAGATAAAAATAAATACGCCCCAACAGCCCACAAATACGCACATAATCCCGCATAACTCATTGATTGCTCTATAGTGGCCGCACTTCAAAACCGGTGGCGCGGCCAAAATCTGCGCGGTAGGTTCGACTCCTACCTCTTCCGAAACAATGACTTAGGTTCCACATGGAACAATCGTTATTTTTCATTGGGACTCGTTATGGGACTCTTTTGCGAGGAAATCTAACGCGCAATTCACCATAGCCGCAACCGAAAACACGGACTTATCGCCCCATTTTTCACTGTGGCGTTGCAGCAGACTTAAAATTTCCCTGCTAGCGTTATTCTCAGCTTCTTCTCTCTTAGTCAATCCAGCAACTCCACCGCAGCGTCTAACTGCGAACTTTCCAAATGCGCGTACAAGTCACGCGTGATTAATATCGACGAATGGCCTAGTAATTCCTGTATCACAGACAGGGCCACGCCTTTTTGGAGTAACCAGCTAGCGTAGGTATGACGCAGGTCATGGAACCTTAAGCCCTCATGCCCGGCTTTTCTGGATGCTTTTCTAAACCACTGCTGGATCATGTTTCTCGTCGCCCGTATCGGCAGCGGAATATCTTTAATCTGCTTAGGCAGCGGAACAGTGCGGGGCTTGCCGCTTTTGGTGTTGGCTGTTAAATATAACCGCCCCTCTCGCACATTCTCCGGCCCTATATTCAACAGTTCGCCCAATCTGAGGCCAGAGTAAGCCGCAAACCATACCGCCTCGCAGACGCCCTCATTGTTGATGTGCTGGCATATTTCATCTATTTGTTCGATGGACAGGTAGGTAGTTCGTTTGCCCACGCCAGAAAGCGTTTTGATTCTCTTGCCGATAGGATGTTCCAGCCAGCGCCATTCGTCGAACGCAAGATTGCAAACCCGTCGCACAATTCGTATTCGATTGTTATGTGTCGCGGGCGCTGATGTTGGGTTGGCAGCGAGGTAATCTGCGATGGCATCAGGTGCTTGTTCCAGAAGTTTGCCAGTGCAGTAAGGCTTGATAATATTCGCATGTTCGTTAATCCAGCGTGCCGATTTCATTCGCGGCACATATTCGGTTAGCCATTTATCGATGGCATCGTCTAGGTAGTAGACGCCTGCTGACTGGTTTCTGAGTCTTGTGAGGATCTCGGCTTCAAGCGCCTTTGCGTAACTGCGGCTTGAGCCTGCTCCGCAACTTTTCTTAATCCGCTCACCCTGGTATTGGACATCGACGTACCAGACTTGCCCGCGCCTGTATATCGGCATAGTTCCAACCACTCCAAAAGCTGAGCTTCGGAATATCGATCAGATTTCGGACCTTTACCAGTGCGCGAACAAAACAATCGACCATCACGCACCGCTTGGCGTATAGTCGATGGGCTGACCCCGCAGAATTCGGCAGCTTGTTTTGTGGTGAGTCTCATCTAGTCGTTCCGGCTTAGGATGCGGGGCGCGTTTCTTTATACAGGGCTAGATGTCCACTCCTGTCGTGATTTTCTAAGCCGCAATATCCGCATTCGCTGTATTCTTCTAGAATTCTGCCGTTGAAATCTTTTGTGGACCCGTAACTAGTCCATGAATGCCCGAAAATGACACACACGACCTCTCTCAGTCTGTCGCCAAGCGTCATTTCTACAACGTGCAATTGCTTATGCTTCATCATCTACCCCTCATCGCGGTGTGTGGCGAGAAGCTTTTTCGGCCCCCACATGATTTCGCCAGGAGCTTTATTTTGTCCGGTGTGCGGCCAACAATATTCGCTATTGAGCGCATCACAACGACGGTTTTTGCACGTCCTGATAGCGCACATTGGCCAATAAATCAGGCCGTCATCAGTTAGAACGTAATCGCTCATTCGCCCGCCTCCCGTAGTGCTTCGTATTTCCGGCGTTGAACGTTAAAAACACTCTGCTCGCACTCGTAACAAAACTGACATGGGCCAATTTCGTCCGCCTCATCAAATTCATTGCATGTATAAAGAACGGTGCCGCTGTCGCCGCACTCAGGACAAGGAAGGCCATCCGGCAAGGCGTGAGCGACATCCCCCACCAACCGCTGAAACTTAGCCTCAAGCGCTGCGTAGTCGGCCGCTGACGACCGGATGCGATTAGCGGCCCATGCTGGCTCTATCCGGCATAATTTATCTAACGATACCGGGTTTCCGTCGATGTCTTGATATTCGATTTCAGGCGCTGGTTTGTCATTGGTCATCGTGTTGCCCCTGCAGGTATAACGCTAAGATCGACCTTAGCGCCAAAGTCTAAATACAAATTCACAGCTATCCGGCCGTGCGGTTTTTGAGTTATCGCTTCGTAGCCGGGTACGTCCGCTTCGATGCAGGCATTGCAATGCAGTGACAGGGCATCAATCAGAGCCTGAGCAGGGCTAACTTCATCAACCCACGGCACCGCTATCAGATCGAAGTCGCTGATCAATGTGCCGTGGATGGCGAGCGCATAGCCGTGGTGCCTGGCAATGTCGCACAACCCTCGATAAAGCAGCGCAAACGCTGGAGCGTGGTTAGCCGGCTTCATCGTGTTGGTCCTCAGCATCAGGCGCGGGTAAGTCAAACCATTTCGTTACAATTAGTTCTCGCAGCACCCACCAGTGCGTGCCGCCCCATGGTTGTTCATGGATAAAAACCTGATTAGGTGAATGCCTGTAGTGGTATTGGCAAGGGTACGAAGCGCCGCGTTTTGATTCATCCGGCAGCCGCTCACTAACCGACACCCACCGATACTGCTCACGCAATGCGGCAAGCTCGGCTTTCAGCTTCATAACTTCCTTGATTCGCCGAAAACCTATTTCGCGTGCCTTATCCCGCTCAGCCGTTACCGTGGCAAGCTCGGATTCGAGATGTATAGCGCGAACATTGGCCTTGATGTATTTGCCCAATGCGGCCCGCCGCGCCCTGGACCATTCGTCCAAATCTTTCTCAAGCTTCGCTATACGCTGCTTATCAGCTTCGGCTTGTTGTTGGGCGGCGGTTAGCTGGGCTTTGAGTGACTCATGCGCCTTAAGTAAAATCTGGTAATGCGAAGGGATTTGATTATTCGCCCAATCAGGCCCATCGCTTCCGCTTTCTATCATGTCGCCTATATCACTCATCCTTCGTTCTCCGGTTCAGCACAACGACGAAGTGTGTCTACTAACCCACTCAAAACAGGCTGCTCGAAAAACTGCTCAGGTTCTTTGTCGTTCATGTGCGACTCTAAGACTCTGGCGAAATAAAGCGCTTCATCACCACGGATGAAAACGCCAGGCCAGTCATTGCCGAATTGAATAGGCCCGGTTTCTACCCGATCGAGTTGTTCGGGGAATTTACGTACAGTCATTGCTGTTCTCTGGCTCGGCTAGCTTTAAGAGGGCATCGATGTCGCAATGAAGCTTTCGCAGAGCATGTCGCGCGTTCTCGTTATCGTCAGGCGTCACCCATGACATAAGGGCCAAAGAGACCACGCGTATCTCCCGCGCCAGTGCCGCGACTTCGGGGGCGGGGATGGTGTCGAGGCCGATATAGGTGCATAAACCTGGGTGACCTTCATCTGCGACGCAATAAAAAATAGCGCCGTTGTGCTTAAATTCGATCCCGCACTGATTCATCCCGCCGCCTCGTTAAGGGCTGCGCTGTATTCGTGAGCTATCAATTCAGCGGTTCTTCTGTCGAATCCTTCTGGCCAGTCGTTTTCGCGCCAACCGATGACCTTGCATTTCCCGGCATCCCGCAGCCGCCGTAGATGTTGGGCTGCGGCTTGCAGATGTTGTTTATCAATGGGGTCGTTGGCGGCGTTTGCTGCAAGCTCCAGCCACGCTATCGTTTGATCAATATCCATTGGCTTTATTCCTGTTGGATGTCGCCATATCCCAAAGACGGCGCTTCTCTTCAGGGTTGCGAATCTCGTTCGCCATGCCCTGATAAGTTCTTACTGCTCGATTGTGATGCCCGTTACGGCTATCTTCTGCAGCGGTTAACAGTCGTTCGACGTCTGAAATTATTCGTCCCATTTACTTATCCTCGCTAGCGATAACCGATAGGCATATGGCGCGCTGTGGGGTGTCGGCTTCACCATAAACGCCGATTTTTATACTGGCTCGGTATTTGAATAAAATCGCCTCTTCGAGAGTCGGTCGTTGTGGCTGATATAAATCTTGAATGCCGTATTTATCGATTAGCTTTCCGCACCACGTCCAATCTGTAGCGTAGGGTGGGGGTGATGCACGAAGCATCCACGCCTCTTGTATTTGCTCATCAGGGTGATGCCAAAAAACCGCCCCAAAAGTCCACCCCTCGATTTCAGCTACGCGCCGGTTCAGTTCGTCGTTTGTTGGGTTAGTCATTGGGACTCCTTGATAACCCGATCCACAGCAAGCGTTAAGGCGGCCCTTGTTGTTGGATTTTGCTGCAATTCATTAACGCGCTTCTCAAGCTCGCCACCCATACGAGAAACTAACGTTTTGGCTAGCTTCGCATGTAGGGCCTCACCTAATGCGCGCCTGAATTCTTGAGAATCCAGCAAGGACACGAATTCATCGTTAATGAGGGCGTTAAGTGTCTCAGCGTTTTTGTTAATGACCTGTTGGGTTAGTTCTTTTAACGGCCCGTTGTAGCCACTTAACGCAGACGTGATACTTTCCTCAATGCTGGCTTTCGCTATGCGTAAAATATCTTTCTCTAAATTTGATGCGGCCACTTTAGCCCTCCAAGAAAGTCAACCATTCATTAAGCGCCCCGACCAAATAGCCAGCCTCGGACGCAGCCATTACGAACACCGCACCCCATGCGATCCATAGGGCAGCGGTGTCGTTAGTGATGACATGGACAGGAACCCGGCTTGTGCCGGTGTATCTGAAAGCTAAGCAGCCCTTGATGCGCTGTTGTAAGCGAGTCAACGGCGTCAATAGCTTTGCGTTCCCAAGGTTCCCAAATACCGCCCTTGGTTTTTGCTGTCCATAAATCAACTTTTTGTTCATAAGTTAATTCCTGCCATGCTTCCTTAACCATCAGGCCATCTTCCCGCCGCAAGCCTTCCTTAATCGCCACGACCGTAGACCAATGCTCTCGGACTGCGGCCATGTGGCGAAGAAGGTAGGCGAGCGTCTTATCCTCCTTTGCGGTTAGAGACATGACTAAAGGATTCCATGACGTTCTTTGTGGTGGGTAGGGCAAAGCCATACAACGTCTAAAGGTCGGCTGTAATCGTCATGATGCCCATGAACTTTTATGGTGCTGCCGCACACTTCGCATGGCGCTTTAGTAAGCCTGCCGTCTCTTATGGCGTTGCCAACCTTAATGTGCGCCTGGCGTTTCCCGGGGTATCGCAAAGCATATTTAGCTCTGGCTCGTGCCAACGCCTCTTTGCCTGCTTTAGTTGTCGCGTAATGTTTTCTTGCTTTAATCCTGTGAGGCAGGCAGGCCCTAGATTTTTCGTATTTACGAACCTGCTCTTTATGCGTTGCGATGTATTCCCGCGTGTCTGAGCGCTTGCATTCTTTGCAAATGTTTAATCGTCCGTCGCCCATTTGCGGGTGAACGTAATAATCAGTTAACGATTTTATCTTCCCGCAACGCCGACAAGTTTTTGAGGTAGCCACCATAATCAAAAAGGCAAATCTTCGAGATCTTCAAACTCAGGAACAGGCTGTTCACTTGCAGGTGCGCTAATCGTTTCTACACGCTGCCCGGCTTCTTTAATTTTGGTTTGCATCCATTCGGGCAAGGCATCAAAGACGGCTTGATCGTGTTGGTCCATGTCATAGACGACTGACGGGTTAACCTGCGCGGGGATTTCCATGCCCTTCATAATCGCTGCAATGCCTTTGCCGTAATCGTTAATGTTGGCGTAAGTTTTCCCGCCGTTGTCGTTATGCACGATGTTCAGAATGCAGGGCTTCCCAAGGACGTTGCGCAGATCGAACCCACCGCATTGTTCTTCGGTAAATTTAGCCGAGCGCCAGGACTCCAATGCGACCCGAAGATTGGCTTTTTCGTTCAGGCTGTTGGTGTACATTTGCCCAATCATGAAAGGGCGGCCGTCATCCATCTTTTCGTTGCATAGCTCGAAGCCGAGGTACACTTTCATTTTTGTGCCGTAATTGTCCGTCTGGTAACCTAAATCGACCATCTGGTAACAGATGGCGAGATGCGTACCTGCTGGCGCAATCTGGAATTCACTACCTTCATCTTTGCTTGTTAAACTCATTTTGTTTTTCCTCTTTTTGCCTATTGGCTTCTACTGCTTTTAACCACTCCAGATATTCTGGATCTCGATAAAGTTCTTCTAGCTGCTCATCAAGCGCCTCACGTCCTGCTGCGCTCACAGCAAGCCAGGCCACGGATTAAGTTGGCCCATAAGCGTGCGGGGTTCGTGATAGCGTCCGTTTAGATCTGCACACGGCCCATCCAGTGCAATATCATTAAAGGCTTCAACGGCATCAGGGCTGCTTTCACGCGCGTTCTGCGCCGCCCGATATGCAGCCTTGCGGCCAAGCGCGTTCCAATCTACGTCGTCAGGATGGTTTAGCCCTTCCTGCAAAATAATTCCGGTAACGCTGTTGTCGTCTGGCGTCTGGAAGTCATCCATTAAGGCTTCGGTAGTGGTGGATGTATCGAAGCGGTTGTATAGCGTGATCAACAGCAACTGCTTATGAAGCGGAAGCTCTTCGAAGTCGCCGTATCGATGCGACAATTCTTTGGCTTCGGTTTCAAAGTCGTTCTTCTCGATTGTTTCGTAAACATTCATGCTTAATCCTCGGCTAGTGTTGGGAAGCCGCTTTTGTTTTTGAGTTTGAAAGCTTTGCGGGCATGGGCGAAAAAGCGATCTGACATATGCTTAGGCACAGCGATCAAGGTGTAATCGTTGCTAACCGCTCTATCTAAATCTCGCTTGACGCGCAGTACTTCACGCTGGCGTTTAAGGTTTTGGCATTCTGGGAAGTTCATGGAAATATTCCTTTGAATGTGAAGCAGCAGATCGCGAATACAACAGCTAGCGCGATGATCTCGCTTAAGGGGTAGGGGTCGCGGTTGGTCATGCTTCCCCCTTGGCTTTGGCTAAGGCGGCAACAGCTAAATCAATCGCTTCGGATTCTGCGTCACCTATCCCGCTGAACTTGAAAAACAAGTGAGCGCTTTCGAGCGCTTCCAAAGCCGCCACTAACTCATCATGTGCATTACAGGCGCGGACGATGAAGGCGGCGTTTGCTTCATCCTCGTCAATATTTTTTTCAACCATTCGATCAGGGTGAGCATCGTCAAATCCACAAATATCAGCGATTTCGTTCATGTGGTTGTCGGTGCGGCATATGAGACGGCCATCCGCGACCCAAGGCGTTTCAGTATGTTTAGTCATTGCTGTTATCCCTGCTTTGGTTAGGCGGCTTCTGTTTCGGGCAGCCCAAAACATCCGCGCAACTCTGGATATTCAGCAAGGACGTCAGGGTGAGCGTCCTCAAAGAACTTCAAAGCAACATCGCAATCACGCGCGCTTAATTCCAGGTATCGTTCAATTTTTAGTTTGAAGTTATTTTTAGTGGACAGCGATTGGCGTGCGTCAGAAATAGTGTTGTAAATCTCGTCCGCGTGCGTGGCGCGACGGCTAGCGATATCGTCGTATTCCGCCTTGGCCTTTTTGTATTCGGATTCGAGGCTTTTAAATTTAGCGCGCGCTGCCTTCGTTTCATCCAATTGACTTTGGCTAGAGACCCGCTTTGGCGTGACGTGTACGCCAGTTTCTTCTGGGCCGTTCGCGTAGTAGGTATAGTCATTTTGGAAGTCATAGCCAATATTTAGGCGTTGCAGAGAATTGACGAGGTCGCAAACGCTTTGCGCATCTTCTTTGTTCACGAAGCAAAGGCCGCAAGCTTCAAAATATTCGACATCAAGTTCGATGTCGGGCTTGTTCGGCACTACCGGCTCATCAGGAAGAAACGGCACGCCGTGATAGGCGCACTCCAAATCTATGATTAATGAAATTTCTTCTTCATCTAACGCCAGCAGTTCATCTTGGCTGTATTCAGTGATTCTTTTAGCGCTCATCCCTCAATCTCCTGTCGTTTTTCGCAATACCCGTTAACTAAAAATCAACGGGCTTTTCGGTCATTGAGGAAAAGAATAAACCCGTTTTAGGGTATTGTCAACCCTAATTAGGGTTTTATTTTACGAAGTTTTCAATGCTTCGCTAAGGCGTTATTTTTGTTTGGATTTTAGTTGGCGGGCGTAGAGTCGCTTCTCAGCAGCCGATGCGCCGTTAACGACTTGGGGGTTGGATATATTCAGATCGGGAATGATTAATTGGTAAGGAGAAACGTCGAGAGCCAGGGCTAGGTTTTCGATAGTATCGATAGAAGCCCCTGCGCTAGCGGATAGAACTCGCTGCACAGAAGATAGCGATATACCAGCCTTCTTCGCCAAGTCCATCGGCCGATTAGTAGATTCGGCAAATACAACATCCATCAACGCCTGCGTGTTCATCGCAAGAATGTCTCGCATGATGCCGGGTATTTTCGATTTTCTCGGGTTTGAGGCCATGCGTAAGTTTAGATCCGCGCGAAACCCTAAAGCGGGTTGACAATACCCATATTAGGGTCTATAAAGACCCCATGGATATACACGCATCTGTTCTGGAAAATTTGCAGCAATGGAAGTACCGGTGGCCGCAGGTCGCGGCTGGTACAGGGATATCGCTGCGGACGATAGAGAAAATCGCTCGTCAGGAAAGTAAAGACCCTGGGGTGCAAAAGATCCAGCAACTTCACAATTTTTTCCAATCGCAGGATACCCCTGCGCAATGAACTACCCCGTCAGTCAGCCACAAACACACCAAACCTCCCCTGGGCGGCTGGCTGGCGGGTTCTATTTCTCGGCTCGATTGCATGAAAAAAATTTATGCAGCGGCCATAAGCCAACCTAGCGCAACCTAAGCCATGCAACGACATTTAGCCCTAGCACCGCACGCCATACCGCAGCCTCGCGACTTAGACGCGCAGGCGCTCATGCACTGCCGTAACTGGCGTGAAGCAGTGCGAGTAGGGATCAGGTTCAGCTTCTATATCCAAACCGAAGCACAGCTAGCCGCAGAACTTGGCATGACCCCTAGCAACCTATCGCGGGTACTGAACAAGACCGGCAGTCGGCTGCGGTATTTCGACGCTGACCGATTCCGTGAAGTCGAGCAGCTTTTAGGCAACCGCTGCATATCTCAGTTTTTCAAGCTCGAAAGCAAAGGACTGCTGGTAGTTGACCGTGAATTATCCGAAGCAGAAAAGGCGCGCGCCTATGACGCGCTGATGAGGGAGCAGGCGTGAGCGAGCAGCTTTATAGGGTTTGCTGGCGCAATTACTGGAACGCCAGCGAGCGTGAGCCAGAAATCGAGATAGGCGATGAGGCGTTGACTATGCCTATCGGCGAAGCAACTCAGTTTATCGAAGTGTGCCGAACGGACATTGACCCACTTGGTTGTGCCGACTACTGGCTACAACCGATATGACAACTATGACGAAGCAATGCGGATATTTGTTTGCCCGCTGCGGATTGGCGTCCGCCTTCGTCACCCTATTCGACCCACCGCAGAGCGGGCGAGTAATTAACGGCACTCCGGGCCATAACTAAGAGCGCTGCCCCCGCTGCGCGGAAGCAAAGGGGCAAAAAGGGAAGAGCGGGCAACGGTCCTACCCCCGACCGCCGCGACGGGAACTGCCAATAGGTAGTGCACTGTAAACCGGACACTAACGGGCACCCAATCGGTGTTTCGACAGGTAAGAGGCCGCAGTAAAAAGGCTTCCCGCCCTGTTCCCGGAAAGGGGGGTGGTGACGAAATTATCCAGCAAACCCATGCGAGGAGGTTGGAGTGAATGAATGGACTTACCAACATGGTTGGACGAGGAATTATGGCAAGCATGGATCGAATACCGACGCACTGAGCTGAAAAAGCCAGCGTCAGAAACGAGCCAAAAAATAACGATTAGGAAACTGACAAAGCTTAAAGAAAAAGGGTACTGCCCCACGCTTTTAATTGAGAAGGCAATGGAGCACGAATGGCGAGGAATTTATGCGCATGACGACTGCAAAATCAATGGCGGAACTGGTGAACAACTATCAGCCGTCGAGCAATTCAGAGCGGCCAACAGTCCCCGCGCACGTCTCGGAGTTGTGGGCGGTAATGGCTGAGCTGTTCTCAACCAAATGGACAAGCCAGCAACCGTCTACGCCGACTGACGGCTGGCTGCTTGCTTTGGAAGGGTTAAGCCCGGCTGACGTAGGTACGGGGATTCTAAAGCTACGTGACAGCGGCGCAGAGTGGCCACCTTCGGCAACAGAGTTTAGGGCTATGTGTAAAAAACAGAACCGCGAAAACGCAGCGATGTACCACATACCCCCGAGCCACCAACTACCCAAGCTGGCAACGGATGAAGAAAAGCAACGTGGCCGTGAAGCATTAGCAGCGATAAAGGCGGGGATGAAATGAACTGCGCCCACTGCACACACTCACGCGCTGTAAAGCACGCAACGCGCCCACGTAAAGAGATTCAAATTTATCAAGCCCTATGGTGCGCGAAACATAACGCGCCGTGTGTGCGGGTGTGGTGATTATGAGCGGGAGCCGGGCATAGATGGTTGAGTCAGTCGTGATAGGAAACGCCACGCTGTACCTCGGTAATTGCCTTGAGATATTGCCGACGCTGGATAAGGTTGATGCGGTGGTTACTGATCCTCCTTATGGCGTGAAGCGCGACAAGGGCTTTGAGGGCTTTGAGGGCTTTGGGGGCTTTGGGGCACCTATCGCTAGACGCCGCTTTGAGGACGATGCCTGGGACCGAGAGCGCCCACCTAAAAAAGTTTTCGACTTGATGATCGAGAAAAGTGGGTTTGCGTTAATTTTTGGCGGCAACTTTTTCGCGGACATGCTTCCAGCAGGAACGCACTGGGTTGTATGGGACAAGCTTAACACCATGCCGACTTTTGGAGATTGCGAGTTAGCTTGGACGAATAGCGACAGGAAATCTGTAAAAAAAATCACCGTTGAATATAACGGCCTAATAGGGAAAGAAAAAACGAGAGAACACCCAACGCAAAAGCCCGTTCTTTTGCTAGAAAAGGTTTTAGAGGCGTATCCGAAGCCACGGCAAATCCTCGACCCCTTCATGGGAAGCGGCACCACAGGCGTAGCCTGCATGAATCTAGGCCGAAAGTTTATCGGCATCGAAATCGAGCCTAAATATTTCGACATAGCCTGCGAGCGTATAGAGAACGCCCAACGCCAACAAAGGATGTTCCCATGAAGGGCAAGCAAAAATATCCGCGCAGAGTCGTCAAGACATGCCGAGACAACCGCCCAACACCACCAAGCGGTCAGATAGTCATAGACGTTCATTTTGCATTGGCGGGCAAGCGGCCATTGCCGAGTAAGGAAGGTGGAAATGATTAAGCCAATCGACGCCTACGACTGGCCAGACAGCCACCACAAAATCATAGATGGCTATGACGAACGCATCCCCGCCCTGACGATTGAAAATTTAGAGTTTTTAGCCGAGCGCTACAACGAACTTGTAGATGCCATCAACAAGCTAAAGGAGCAAGACAAATGAGCCATACAGAAATCGTTTTAAAGCACCTTAAACGCGGCAGCACCTTGACTTCGATGCAAGCCTTTAGCCGCTACGGCATAACCCGATTAAGCGGGCGCATCTACGACTTGCGCAAGCAAGGTTGGCGTATTGATGCCCCCATGAAGCGCGTTAAAAGCCGTAACGGTGATTATGCGCGGGTGGCGGTGTATCGACTTAATGCCCACCTATGACCTATCCAGCGTATCAAGCTGCGTTCAACTCATGCTGGATCAAAAAGACAAGGCAAACCGCGAAGTGATATTTCATAGCTTGATTAAGAAACACGACCCCGAGGTAGCCGCAAAGGTTCTAGCCGAGCTACACAAGATCCACGCAGGCAGGCCCACAACCGCCAGAGGGCAGTTAGAGGCGGCTAAGGAGTTGTTGAGGTGAGCGTCTATTACAACGAATGGGAGCCGTACTGCGCGGAATGGCTTCGTAACCTGATCAGAGAAGGATTGATTGCTGATGGCGACGTTGATGAAAGAAGCATCGAGGACGTGGAACCCGCCGACCTTCGAGGTTATACGCAATGTCACTTTTTCGCAGGAATTGGCGGGTGGTCCTACGCGCTCAGATTGGCGGGCTGGCCAGACGATAGACATGTTTGGACAGGGAGCTGCCCCTGCCAGGATTTCAGTGTCGCAGGAAAGCGCGAAGGTTTTGGCGGCAATAGAGACTTGTGGCCTAGTTGGTTCAGGCTCATCAATAAGCGGAGTCCTAATGTTGTCTTTGGTGAGCAGGTTGCAAACGCGCCTGAATGGGTTGATAGGGCCGCCAGCAACATGGAGAACCAAGGTTACGCCTTCGGGGCGTTGGTTGTTCCGGCTCACGCCATCGGAGCAAGTCACCGTCGAGCGAGGCTCTGGTTTGTTGCCGACGCCAACAGCAACAGACTGGAAAGGGGCGGTAGTCGGGGAGGCGCTAGAGAAGCGTCGAGATCACCCGCGCGGGGTGAGACTGGAAGAACACATAATGCGGTTGCTGCCTTCCCCCACCGCAGGGAGTTCTCATTCATCGGGGAGGCTCGACGAGTGGGGCGGGAAGAATCGATTAGGTGGAACGGTTGCTGGGAGGCAGCGCCTCAACCCTTCGTTTGTAGCGGATCTAATGGGATACCCGGAAGGATGGGCCAACTGCGCGCCTACGGCAATGCCATCGTCCCGCAAGTAGCGGCAGAGTTCATAGGCGCATACATGGACGCATCAGCATGAAAAAACGCACCCAAGCAGAACGCCACGCCCTACGCTTGGTCAAGGCCACCATAAACGGCCATGAACGCGCAGCCTTTGTCGCAGCAGATGAGCTAACCGGCGCACGCCTAAAGTCAAAAGGCTACCACCTGAACGACATTATTTTTGCCGAGTTCAAAAAGCCACGCAACCCGGCCTTTCACGGTTTGGCGCATGTGTTCGGAACAATGGTGGTCGAGAACATAGATGCCTTTCAGGGTATGGACGCACACAGCGCATTGAAGCGTCTACAAATCGAATCAGGCATTGGCTGCCACGAAATAGCAATCGTGCTTGACGGCATGCACTGCATGTATCGCGTACCGACTTCGCTGAGTTTCGAGAGCATGGACGAATCAGCCTTTCAAGACGTTTTTAAGGGCTTAGCGGAATACGTGGCTAGTAAATACTGGCCTGATTTAACAACCGATCAAGTAGAACAAATGGCGGCAGCTATGCCGTTGGCGGGGTGAGTGATGACTAAAAAATCCCGCACAGATAAAGAACGTCGATACCTAAAGCGCGTCAAAGAACTCAATTGCGGCGTATGCGGTGCCAGCGGTCCAAGTGACGCACATCACCCACGCTTCCCTGTAGGCGCAGGACAGCGCTCAGAGGATTTTCTGGCCATCCCTCTATGCAAAGAATGCCACACCGGCAAGAACGGCATACATGGCGACAGGGCGTTATGGAAAGTGTACCGGCTAGACGAGCCCGCTGTATTGGCGCAAACGATAGGGCAGTTGATGTGAGGCGCCAGCGCTCAGACGCCAACCAGCCCGAAGTAGTGAAGCGCTACCGCAATCACGGCTGCTCAGTACTGGTGCTATCGCAAGGGCATAGCGTCGATCTGTTAGTCGGCTGCCGTGGTGTTGTCGATCAACTCGTAGAAGTGAAGGACGGCGAAAAACCACCAAGCGCACGCCAACTGACGGACGCAGAACAAGAGTTTCAAGACGAATGGCGCGGCAGGCCGGTTATCACAATCGAATCGAATGACGACGTAGACAAACACGTTCAAGCCATGCGAAACGAAGCATTGGCGCAAATGGATATAGCGAGGGTTTAGGTATGGGCGATATCGTGGAGTTCAAAGAAGTTGTGACATTTACGGTGGTCGGCTTTACTTGCGACCGATGCAAGGCGACCTATCGCAATGATGATGTTTTCGAGATGAGCGAGCGAATAACTATTGAGGTTAATGGTGGGTTTGGATCGGTGTTTGGCGATGGCGCTGAACTTAAGTGCACGCTATGTCAAAACTGCGTAAAAGCGTGCCTTGGCGAATTCCTAAGTGAGCCAATTCTGTGATCCGCCTAAGACGCATCAACAAGCACGAAATCGATTGGGATAAGCACGCAGGCTGCATACAGCTAGCCGATGGCGGATGGGCGGTGCTGGAACAGGAATTTGCCCATCTTGAACATACTTGGTTTGAGACCGGCTACCGCAATGTAAAAGTTACTGACTGGCAACCCATAGACATAACAGAGGCAGAGTAAATGGCTAAGGTAAAAGTAAGGATAGCGGTGGCGATTGATGAAGACGGTGATTGGATGGCGGCCGGCGCTGACGAATGGGACGACGAAGAAGCGAAAAGAGAAGCGGATTTATGCCCAGGCGACATTCTCTACTGGCTAGAAACAGAGCTAGACATACCCGAGCCTAAAGTAATCGAGCCAACAGTAACGAGGGCGGGTTGAATGCGAGGTAGCCAAGAAGTAAGCGAAGCCAGCGACTACGACGCAAAAATCGCCATGACTCAAGGACTCACCCCTAGGCGCGTAGAACACGCCTATAGCGAACACGGCAGCGTTAAGGTCGCCTGTATGCAGCATGGGGCAGGTAAGGAAGAAATAATCGCATTAGCTAAGCGGTGGGGGATTGGGCGGCGGTGATGGAAGCACGCAGAGACGACTGGCTGCCGGACTTGCTTAAAGATTGGGCCGACTGGTACGTAGGCCGCCTGAATTCAGCCTATCCAGACAGCTCAACGCTCTGGCGTGCGGTTATGTCGCCAGTCACAGGGGAGGCGGGAAGCAGGCCGCCTAGGGACGTTACCCCGCCGCCAGGCTTAAGCCAAGTAGCTTTGGCCATGAATAATCTACTCACTGACTCAGACGTAGGCGAGGCAGTATCAGTCGTCCGGGCGTATTACTGCTTCGGTGAGGAAAAAACGTTAGAGAAATTCAAGACAAGTAACGGCACCCAATTAAAGCGGCGTCGCATGTTTGATCTAAAGGGGCGAGGTGAATTCGCGATACGCGGGTTTCTGAAGGCCCACTAGTGCGCACTAATGCTTGTTGAGTGCGCATTAAATGTGTAAAAAGCTGCTAATGGCCGTTGCCAACGGCGGGAAATTAAAACTTTTTCGCGGGGCGGGGCCGATCAAGCAATTCCGCTTACAGACAAAAGGAAGCAAATGTGGATCAGCAGATTGATTGCGCGAACAGCGTAGACCACGACGGCAACCCAACAGGTGGCGGTTGTCGAGGTGTTGGCATCCAGATTGATTGGCAGGACGGCCCAATGGCTGGCCAAGGTCAGAACGGCGCATTTGTCGAGGGCGTGATTAACGCGGCTATTAACCGGCTTGAGTTTTTCCAGTCCAGTAAGTTCCGGTGTCGCGAGAACGCATTAGCGCTTACGAAGCTACAAGAGGCCAAACACTGGCTAAATGCTCGTACCGCAGACCGCGAAGCCAAGGGCGTTGAAGGCACGCATCAATTGCGTGAATCCGAAGGCCAAGCTGCCTGAATAAATTTGACGCTGCGGCCCTTAGCGGAGTGTTACTGAGTCACACCCGAGCGTACTAGCCGAAAGGCAGTGAGCAATCGCCCGGCCAGCGTCAAACCAATTTTGTGCGAAGCGTTTCTAGGACGCTAATGGGTGGTGACCGATAGCCAGCGCGAATTCAACCCTTAGCCCGCCTAGCGCGGGTTTTTTATTGCCATGACGATAGACGACCGATTAGCCGAGCTTGAGCAGTCACATGCTCGCGCCCGGCACGCACAGCTATGGCATGACGAGTTATACGACACCGCGCCCGAGGCGTTTTTGTTGTATTCGCCAAGCGGGACCATTCTGTGGGCTAACCGCTGTATGCAGGGCTTGTTTTTCGGCTGTCGGGAAGAGGATTTACTTCTAACCCCGGACGAAGCCATTGGCCGTAACTTTCGTGACGTGTTTCATAAGCGCTTGGCGGACTTTGTTGAATTAAGGAACGCCGAAGTGCTTGAAACCGGGCTGCCTCAATACGAGGACTGGTCAGACGAAGACGTTGTTGATGTTGCGTGGCAATGCCTGCGCTGGAAGACGCCTAAAGGCAACGTCGGCGCGTCATTAAGGGCCATCAATACAAGGATGCTGCATACCTGCTGGCATGCCTTTAATGCTTGAGGGCGCGCCGTGGTTTGTCTACGTCCTGATGGCGTGTTTCGCCGCGTTAAGCACGATCTTGGCAGCTATTTTGACGTTCTGGGTCAAGATGACGATGGCCGCCGACGCGCGCTATCAGTCGCAAATAGAGGGGCTTCGATCCGATGTTAAGGAATGCCGTGATGAGTGCACCGCTGACAGGGCAAGGCACCAAGAGGAAATGCTGGCCTTGCGCGCTGAATATGACCGGCAGATGGGTAATATCGAAGATCGCATTGCGAAGATGCTAAACCCTAATGGCTAGTTTCCGCCTATCAGCCCGCAGTAACCGCAATCTAGAAGGCGTTCACGTTGACTTAGTTGACGTAGTACGCCGGGCAATCACGGTGACTGAGGTTGATTTTGGCGTCATTGAGGGCGTTAGAAGCATTGAGCGACAGCGAGAAATGGTGGCCAAGGGCGCAAGCCGCACCATGCGCAGTCGCCATTTGACAGGGCACGCGGTTGATTTGGCTGCCTTCATTGGTCGTCGGGTGAGTTGGGAATGGCCGCTGTACGAGCAGATTTACGAAGCCATGAAGTATTCGGCTGATGAGCTTGGCGTTCCAATCAGGTGGGGCGGTAAGTGGAAATTCAGGGACGGCCCGCATTATCAACTGACGTGGGGAGCTTATCCGGTGAGATTGGCGGCGTGACTGACGAAATCACTTGGCTACAGCAAGCCTACGATCTCATCGCCAAGTACCGCACCGAAACAACACTAACCGCCTTATGGCTGCTGAACCCCGTATTTACCTTCATGCTAGTGCAGCGCATCAAGCGGATCGCCCCAGAGATAAAGAAGCGCCGCTTAAACGGCTTCGAGGTGGCAACGATAGCAACAATCACGTCAATACTTTTGACGCTCATCGTGGGGCATGTGTTCGCTGGCCTGAGTTTGGATGTATTGGCCACGCATGCAATCTTAATTGCTATCGCGCTGCCAACGCTGGTCCGGCTGCTGATGGGCCGCGCTAAAGCCAAGCATCCTGAACTGTATGAGGCGCTGAGGAATGACCGCAGGTCGCCACGCAGCGAGCTTGTTGATGTCCCGGTAGACCGCCGCGAAGATACGACGATGTTTCTGTGATATCACCACGGTTAATCCTGATTGGCGGCGCTGTGTTGTTGGTCGTGTCTCTCACAGCCTATGCCAAACACACAACCGAAGAACTGGCCAAGGCCGAAACGAATACCCGCCTACTCAAAGGCGCAGTAGACACACTGACGGCTGAGAGCGCGCGTAAGGACGAATTACTTATAACCGTTCAGTCAGAGCGCGACGAACTAATAAAGCGCGGCACACGCACTAAGACGGTGTTCCGTGAGGTGCTGATTAATGATCCAGAAGCTGCGGAATGCGGCAACGCTCCTATGCCTGAATCTGTTGCTAGCCTCGTGCGCGAGTACGCCGGTTCAGGTGCAGCGAATAATGCCGCCACTGAGCCTGCTTCAACCGATACCGGAACCTGAGTGCATGCCCTCAACATGGGGCGATATGGTGCAGTGCTGGATAGATTCGACTACCGCGCTACGTGAAGCGAACGGACGATTAACTGCGCTCGAAAGCTGGGCGCAAGAATAGCTTTGTCAATGGCAAGCCGACCGCTTGTCAACCTAACAACACTTATTGTCAACCTTAATGCTGCATAGCGGCAGGACAACATATGGCTACATATACAGAATTGATGGCGCTTTATTCCAATGGCGACATGCTGAATAAAGTGACGGTCGCCGCTGTGGTTGCGGCCAATGATTTGATCGCGGCGGCTTCGCCGACCGCAGCAGACAAGGCTTACGCAGCCAAGATATTGAGTAACCCTCAAGCCGAAGCTGAAATTATCTGGCGCGGCGTGCTGGCTGCAAATAAAGACAACACCACAGCCCAGATCACAGGCGCTTCTGATTCAGTCATACAAAACGCGGTAGATGCGATTATCCCTGCGCTACGTGACGCGCTAGCAGGCGTCTAGCATGGCAACAAGCAATATCGCTTATTCGTCCAACACGCCGATAACGTTTGATATTTCAAGCCTCGGCACGTCGTCTACATTCGTTGCCGGACGCGAGAGCACGCAGATTGATAACACGACCAATCTGTATATCGACTGCATTGTTAACGTTGAAGGCATCAACGGACATGCCAGCACAGCGCCAACAGTTGGCCAATATATCGGCTTGTGGCTGTGGGGTGCTGACACCAGCCTCGCGACAACAGCGATTGATGTTCTAGACGGCACGGACTCTGCTGAAACACTAAGTCATGTTTCTGTGTTGCGAAGCTTAAGACTGGTGGCCTCACCGCGAGTAACTGTCGCGACGGCTAATCTTAAATATTGGATACAGCCCTTTAGCGTGGCTTCGCATTTCGGCGGCACCATGCCGAAGTTCTGGGGGCTATATCTGGCGCACAATCACAATGGCGCATTAGCGGGCTCACAATCTGGTCTGTTCAGTTATAACGGCATTGAGTACACGTCCGCGTAATGGCTGGTGAGCTGGTCATCCGTCGGCAGTTACCCGGCCCTTACGGGTTAGCGTCTGCGTGTGGCGAATACACGCTTAATCGGTCGCATCCGTGTGCAAACGATCTGGCAGTGATGTGGGCGTTTGGCGTCAAAGATCAAACCCCAGTTGTTGGAGATTTAGATTATTCGCTAGCTACCGAAAGCGGGACCGCCTTTCGCGGTGATAGCTGGTATATGGATGGCACCACGAGTGCCGGGATAAATCTATCTACTTCGTACACCACCGGCACGGCTTACTCGTTTTTTGCGGATTTCATTGCCGATCCTGGCGGCGACATTTTACTGTCGAATGGGTCGTCGCAATATGGGTTTCTCCAAAGTGGCGGGAGCTTTTTCCATCGTGATAGCGTTTTTTTTCGCGGGGTGGTTCATACATCGCCGATTAATATGCGGCATTGTTATCTTGTAACTCACGACGGCGTTAATCCGATACGGTTTTTTCGCAATGGCGTCTACTTGGGGGTAGGCGTTGGATCTGCATCTACAGGCACTTTCACAATATCGAATTTCGATGGCTATGCATTGCCGTTTGAAGGCGAACTGTTCAGCGTTGGTGTGTTTGATCGAGCACTGTCAGATGAAGAAGCGATTTACGTCAGCGAGAGCCCGTACCGCCTGCTGTCTCGCAATGCGCCACTTGTATTGCCAGGTGAGGCAGCGGCCCCAAGTGGATTTCAGCCAGCATGGGCAGTTAATGCCACCACAACGATTAGCGGCGGTATAGCAGCGTGAAAAAGAATGTTTCAGGCCAGGCGGTCGGCGCTCAGTTAATCACTGCAAGTGACGGCTCGGCCTTTACCGGCGCTGTGACAGTCTCGGTAACGGGCGACGCTGGCACGCAAGCAACTGGCAGTGTAGGCAGTGGCGCATGTACGCATGAGGGCAACGGTTATCACACTTATGCCCCTGCGCAGGCCGAGACTAATTACGACTTGGTGGCTTATACATTCACCGGTTCGGGCGCTATCCCTACAACGGTTCAGATTTACACGACATTCCCGCAGACGGGCGATAGTTTCGATCGGATTGGTGCAACTGGTTCTGGATTGACCTCACTTTCGACCGCTGCAGAACTCGCCAAAGTACCCAAATCAGACGGCACTGCAAGCTGGAACGCTACAGCATTGGGCGACATTAATGCGCAAGCTGATACGGCCTTAGCTGATTATGACGGCCCAACGAAAGCAGAGCTTGATGCTGGATTAGCTGCGTTGAACGACTTAGACGCCGCAGGCATACGTACTGCTGTCGGCCTTGCTTCGGCCAACATGGATACACAATTTGCAGCCTCAGCCACGGCGACAGGGTTTAGTACGCATTCTGCTGCTGATGTTCGCACAGAGATAGACAGCAACAGCACTCAAGTTGCCGCGATCAAGGCCAAGACTGACGAACTGACTTTCACTAAAGCCAACGAATTAGACGCCAACATGCAATCAATTAATGGCGTAACTCTGACAGGCGACGGCAGCGGGACGCCGTTTGATGTATGAGCCTATCAGTAGATGGCGTTTGGAAGTCTGGCGTATGGGCTGAATCGGTATGGGCTGATGGTGTTTGGCGGGAAGGTGAAGCGGCGCAGGTCGTCGATATTTCTCGCGGCGGTATTTGGCCGGAGAAGAAACGCAAATATGTCGATTCGGTTGATTGGCGCAGGAAGTCTGCCGAGCAGCGTCGAGAATTCTTAGAAAACATCATCCTGGGGCTGAATGACGCCCCTCAGGACATCCAAGAGGAGGCGGCAGAAGTTGTCAAAGACTTCGCGCCAAAACGCCCGACAGAAGCGGTACAGGTCGCTAAAAAGCGACTCAAAGACTTATCACGCAGCGTTGACAAGATTGAACAGCTTGCAGCGCTGCATCAGCAATTTATCGATGAAGAAAACGATACCGCCGTCTTGTTGATGGCGGCAGGATAAATCATGAATGGAATGACACAAACAATGTTGAACAGCGTGAGCGCGACTGGCGCGGGGGCCGCGTTTAGTTCATCTGAACTCACCCGCGCATTCCAAGTGGTGATTACAGACACCGCAACGTGCGTGTTGGAGGCGAGCATGTTTGAGGATTTCTCAACCGTGGTTACGTTGCGTACATCGACAGCCTCGGAAGGCTATAGCACGTTGGAGCCTTGGCCCTATATGCGAGGCAATGTGACTGCCTACACATCCGGCACTGTAACTCTGGTTATGGCGACCTAATGGCTGATTGGTATGTAAGGCCATCAGGCGGCAGCTACGGTGCCGAGGACGGCACTAGCTACGCAACCGCGTGGGATGGCTTCGGCGATATTACGTGGGGCAGTGGCGGCATTGTAGCTGGCGATACCTTATGGGTTTGTGGCGCGCATGTGTCCGCGTCTACGCATAATGCGGTTATCGGCACTATCGGCGCATCTGGTGCTGCTGGCTCACCCATCACGATCCGAGGCGACTATGCGCCCGACCCTGGCTCACTAACCGGCTTTACCAGCGATATCGTGCAGACAACCGGCGATTGGACCGATCAAGGTGGCAACGTTTGGCGAACAGATCTATCAAGCTTTTTTAACACCTACCCGCGCGCTATTTATTACGACGGCAAGGGTGGAGATCGTGACGGCACACCAGACACATTAGGCGAGTGGACATGGGGTAGCAACAACCTCGACGTTTACTGCACGCAGAACCCGGCTACTGAATGGTCAGAGATATTAATCGTCCACAATAACAAGCTGCTTGTGATTGATGGCTACGATTACATCGACGTGCGTGATCTGTCTGTACGTTACTGCAACCAGTTTGTTTCTAATGCTGACTTAGACGACGCGGCTATACATTTCACGGACGCGGAGAACTGCCGCGCTTACAACATCACGTCAACCGACTGCGCTAAGGCGGTCTTGTTCGGGACGGGCTGCACGAATTCCCGCTCATGGAATATCAGCGGCGGTCGGTTCCAGAACCAAGACAACGGCGGCATCGATCGCGGCTCGGCGGTTATCTCGAACACGCCGGTTCAGGTTCACGGCATTACGGTAACCAATACACAAGACCTTACGCGCGGCGATGGGCTTCATATTGGTTCATTGATCGAGCTACGTATGGAGGACGCGCATGCCTCACTACCCACTGGCTCGAAAGTGTCTCACTGTCATTTAGCTGGGTCAGGCGCGAATGGCATTGGCGTCAGCGACCTTAAACCGAACAAGGGCGCGATTACCGCACTGAACATCGAGGTATCGGATAACCATATCCAGACAACGAAAGTCACCGCAGAAAGCACTGACGCGGACGGCATTGGCATTGGTGGTGATTCAGGTGGAAACTACACGTCCAGCTATACCACCGACGTAGTTGCGTACCGAAACAAAATATTAGACACCTACAATGCAGGCATTTACTGGGCGAACTATTCAGGCAAGAACGGCGAGGCGATTGGGAACGTGCTGGCTCGGGTTGCGCTTGATACGACTGTTGCGCAAGGTGGGATCACCACGGCCAATGGTTGCACGGTATGCCAAAACACCGTTGTTGGGAATGGGAATAAAGGCCAGGGTATTGAGTTCACTGACACCACGATAGGCTCGCCAGGCACGAATTACGCTTACAACAATATTGTCTCAGGTTGGAACGTCACCGCAGCGTTGCATGTGAGCGCCAGTGCCGGAACGACTAACACGGATTACAACTGCCTGTTCGATAACGATTTAGATTTAGGCGGTAATGCCACAAACACGAACGGCTTTGATGCAGACCCGCTATTCAGAGACGCGGCAAATGATGACTACCGGCTAAATGGTGGCTCGCCGTGTATCGGGGCGGGTATTGAATGGTGGACTGGCGAACCGCCTCATGGTGAGGATGGGTTGAGATTCTGCGTCCCTCCTTCAATGGGTGGATATGAATATTACGGTGGCGGGACTGCCGCAGCAATTCCAGCAAGAGTGGTCCCCGCTGGTGTTGATATGGCTAAAGCAAAAGCCGCATGAAGGGCGGAGTAAAGATGTCCCGTTTCACCCCGTCAATCTTTAAATAAACTAAATACTTAGAGTTGAGTTAATGGGCGCTCCAACAGGCAACCAAAACGCAAAAAAAGCAAAAGTCTGGACTGACGCGATACGCAAGTGCGCGTTGCGAGCGGATAAGGATTTACCGCAAGGAACGACCATGATCGATAAGGCTGCGATGGCCTTATGGAGTAAAGCGGTTGAAGGCGAGATCCCGGCCCTGAAAGAGATTGGCGACAGGCTGGAAGGGAAGGCCGCACAAAGCGTCACGCTCAGCGGTGATGAAGATAACCCATTGCGTATTACGCGTATCGAGGAAGTGATTGTCGACCCTAAAGATTAAATGCCCTCGTAAACTGGCACCACTGCTGGTGCCGATGCGTTACAAGGGGGCGTACGGCGGTCGAGGCGGGGCAAAATCACACTTCTTTGCCGAGCGGGTCATCAAGCGGTGTATTGCAGGTCCGGCCCGCATCGTCTGTATTCGAGAAGTACAGAACAGCATCAGGGATTCTGTCCGTCAGCTGCTCGTCGATAAGATTAAAAAACTCGGCTTATCGCATCGCTTCGACATTACAGCAAGTGAGATACGTGAAACCGAGAATGGCGGGCTGATCACCTTTCGCGGGATGCAGTCGTACAACGCTGAAAATATTAAGTCGCTTGAGAATTACAACGTAGCCTGGGTAGAGGAAGCGCAGACGCTGTCAGCCCTGAGCCTCAAGCTGCTTAGGCCAACGATGCGCGCAGATGATTCTGAGCTGTGGTTTAGCTGGAATCCTCGATACAAAACTGACCCTGTGGATATGTTCTTTCGCAAGAACCCACCACCTAACGCGGTATCAGTCAGTGTCAATTACAGCGATAACCCTTGGCTGCCTGATGTCCTTAAGGATGAAATTGCGCATGACTTCGCGGTAGACCCCGAAGGGGCAGAGCACGTCTGGAACGGTGGCTATCGGATTGGCGAAGGTACGGTCCTCGCTAAGTGGATGGCCAGGGCCGAGAGAGAAGGCCGCATCCATGACGGCGTGCATTACGACCCGGATGGTGCGCCGGTATTTATATCGAGCGACATTGGGTTTAGAGACACTGCGTCGTGGTGGTTTTGGCAGCCTGTTATGGGCGGATTTAAGGTTTTTGATTACGACGAGGACAGAGGCTTAGACGCTAACGACTGGATTCCTCGCATTGAAAAAAAGCTTAAGAGTCACGGCATAAAAGATTTCAGCAAGATATGGCTGCCGACCGACGCGAAGGCTAAGACGTTTCAAAGCAAGCATTCGAGCGTAGAGCGTTTTATTGGCCATTTTGGCGGGGGCCATATGGCTATTACGCCGCCATCCAAGAAGCCTGACCAGATCGCAGCAGCGCGCGATGTAGTAGGCCGGATTGAATTCAACAAGACCCGATGCGAGCTAGGCATAGATGGCCTGAACGCATGGGAATTTGAATACAACGAAGAATCAGGCGTTTTTTCACGAGAACCTTTGCATAACTGGGCTAGTCATCCAGGCGACGCGTTCGCTTACGGTTGCCAGATTGCAACAGAGCAGCAAGCGCCATCGCCAACACAGACGGAAGCTGAGCGATTAGCCGCGCACTTAGATGAGCCGGTCACTTTAGAAACACTTTGGCAAGATCATGCAACCCAACCAACAAGCACCAGAATCTAGCTCAGCGCTTAAGGAGTCGCGAGATCTCCACAAGCGGTGGTCGCTGGAGCGCAAGCTGGCCGAAGATGAGTTCAAGGACTGGATTAAGCGCTCGGATAAGGTAGTCAAGCGTTACCGAGACGAGCGTAAAACATCAGACACTGGCACGCGGAAGTTCAATATCTTGTGGTCGAATGTCCAGACGTTGACTCCGGCCATTTACGCGAAGATCCCAAAGCCCGAAGTAACACGCAGACAGAACGATGAAGACCCGGTAAGCCGCACCGCAGCATCTATTCTCGAACGCGCGCTGGAGTACGAAGTCGAGAATTATCACGATTTCGATAATGCCCTAAGAAATTCACTACAAGACAGGCTGCTCGGCGGTCGAGGCACATCATGGGTGCGCTACGAACCACACATGATGCAATCCCCCATGCTTACAGATGATGTCGAGACATCGGAGGAAATCGATTACGAGTGCGCGCCATGCGATTACGTCCACTATAAGGACATGCTGCATTCTCCTGCCCGCACATGGGAGGAAGTGCGCTGGGTGTCGCGTGATGCTTATCTCACTAAAGCAGAATTAATAGAGCGCTTTGGCGAGGATGCGGCGAAGAATGTCCCGCTGGCTTATAAACCGCAGGCGCTGAAAGATCGAGAGAATGAAGGCAATCGCAAGGAGGTATCGAAAGAAGGCGAGGAGTTAGAGAAAGCGCTTGTGATGGAGATCTGGTGCAAGACTGATAAAAAGGTCTATTGGATATGCCCTGATCACGATACGGCATTAGACGTAAAAGATGACCCTTTAGGCTTGCAAGATTTTTTCCCTTGCCCCCGCCCGCTGTTTGCCACCATAACGACAGACAATCTGATCCCGGTTCCTGATTTTACTCAGTATCAGGACCAAGCTGACGAACTGGACAGGGTTACCGCTCGAATTGACATGCTGACCAAGGCTGTCAAGGCAGCGGGCGTGTATGACGCCACGCAGAAAGGCGTTCAGCAGCTACTCAGCGAGAACGTAGACAACCGATTAATTCCGGTCGAGAACTTCACCGCATTTAGCGAGAAAGGCGGACTTAAGGGCGTTATCGATTGGATGCCTTTAGCGGAGATTATTACCGCTCTGCGTGAGTTGTATGTGGCTCGTGACAGCATCAAGCAAACGATTTACGAGATCACGGGATTAGCCGATATTGTCCGAGGCGCATCACAAGCCTCTGAGACGGCCACAGCCCAGCAAATCAAGTCACAGTTCGCCAGCCTGCGCATCCAGATGACGCAAAACGATATGGCGCGGTTCTCATCTGACTTGTTGAGACTGAAAGCCGAGATCATGGCGAAACATTACCAGCCAAAAACACTGCTGATGATGTCCGGCATAGAGAACACACTTGACGCAGAGTATGCGCAGCCTGCTATCGAGTTACTGAAATCAAACCCGCTGCGGCAATTCCGCATCGAGGTTAATTCGGATTCGATGGTAGAGATTGATGTCGAGGAACAGAAACGTGGCAGGGTGGAATTCTTAACCGCTGCCGGTGGATTCTTAGAGCAAGCGTTGCCACTGGCCCAAACCGCACCGCAGATGAAGCCGTTCCTTTTGGAATTGCTTAACTTCGGCGTGCGAGGGTTTAAAGCGGGGCGTGATGTGGAAGGCGCTTTCGACCAACTTAAAGCTTCTATGAGTAAACAGGTTGAAATGCCCGTAGAGGTCCAGCAAGCGCAGCAGGAGATACAAGAACAGCAAATGATGCTGCAAGAGCAAGGCCAGCAGATGCAGCAAGAGAAAATTCAGATCGACGAAGCTGGCCAGAAGCTTACCGCAGAAAAGCAAGCGCTAGATGTTGAGAAAACGAAATTCGGCCTAGAGAAGCAAGCCGCTGAAAAGATGATCCAAATGAAATCCGCCGCCGACAAGCAAGGGCAGCAAATGGCGAAAGAGGTTGAGGCGTTTAAAGCTAAAGGGTTGCAGGATGTTGCCGGAGGTATCGGCGAGCATATGGGCGCACTGGACCAATTCTCTCAACAGGTCGGCCAGGCATTAACACAAATGGCCGAAGCCATCACCACAGTGCGAGAACAGCAGGCGCAAGAGATTGCCCAACTCAGTGATGGCGTGCAAGCCACGCAACAGTTATTGATGCGCTATGCCACAGCCAAACGGACACCGATACGCGGAGCTAATGGCCGAGTGGAAGGCGTGCAGATTGAAGGCTTTGATGGAGAAACGTTGCAGTGAGGACGCGCTATATCCAATGCCCCAAAACGAACAAGCTTGTCCCAGCAGAAGAATACCGCCCACCGGCCCAACGCCACCATGCGGTATTCAGCGACATCGATCCATATCAATCCATGCAGACAGGCGAAATGATTGGCTCACGTTCCACGCATAGAGAACACTTGCGCGAGCACCGATTGATTGAGGTCGGTAACGAAGTTAATCACATGATGAATTACCGCGATACGCCGCAACTGGACAGAGAGCGCCGCAAGCGTGATATCGCCGAAGTGATTAACGGCAGAGGACACTAACTAATTCAAGCCTGCGCGTGATGCGTCGGTAATTCCCACAAAGGCCCTTCGGGGCCTTTTTTGATGGAGCTTATATGTCAGAAGAAGCACAACAGCTTGAGTCTGTCGAAACTACCGAGGTAGTAGACACCCCCGAAATAATTGAAACGCCAGAAGCACCGCCCGTTGAGGACAGGCGCGCCAACAT